TACAACACCGATGGGTCGATGATGGAACGCACGAACGACGTGATCTGGCGTCCGCAGCCCTACATTGCGACCTCGATCAACGGCGCACCTCGCACCGACATCTCGGCCCAGTTCATCGACTTCACGCAGCTTGCTGTTCCGGCAACGCTCGGCTTCAACAAGACGGTGCCGTTTGCTCTGGACGCTCTGGAACTGCGTGACCAGCTTCAGGAAGGACGCCTTGGCGATTCCGCGAAGCAGAAGCTGGCTTCGGACATCAACGTGGCCATCATGAACGTGGCCGCTGCCCAGTCCACGATGGTCGTGACCCGCTCCGGTTCGGCTGGCGGTTACTCTGACGTTGCTGAATGCGATGCCGTGTTCAACGAGCAGGGCGTGCAGATGTTTGACCGTTATCTGGCGCTGTCGTCGCGCTCGTATAACGGCATGGCGTCTGATCTTGCTGGCCGCCAGACCATGACGGGCAAGCCGACCACCGCGTATGAGCGGTCGTTTGTCGGTGAAGTCGCTGGCTTCCAGACGTACAAGATGGACTATGCTAACCGCATCCTGGGGAACACGACCCCGGTCGGTGACATCACCATCAACGGCGCCAACCAGTATTACACCCCGCGTGCGACCTCGACCGCAGGCACGGGTGAGACCAACAACGTGGACAACCGTTACCAGTCGCTCAACGTCACCCTGGCAGCCGGTGCTGTCGTGCGTGTCGGCGATTGCTTCCGGTTGGCAAGCGTGAACGCGGTGCATCACATCACCAAGGGCGACACTGGCCAGGCCAAGACGTTCCGCGTGATCTCGATCACCTCGGGCGGCGGCACTGCAGGCAACAACACCATCGTCATCTCCCCGCCGATCATCTCGGCGCAGGGCGCGACCGATGCTGAACTGCAGTACAAGAACGTCACGGCAACCCCGGCCAACGGTTCGACCGTCACGATCCTGAACGTGGACGCTGCCGACATCAACTGCTTCTGGCAGAAAGACGCTCTGGAAATCTTGCCGGGCCGTTATGCAATTCCCGCCAATGCTGGCGTGGACATCATGCGCGGCACGACCGACCAGGGCATCGAACTGGTGATGCAGAAGTTCTACGACATCAACACCGCCATCACGAAGTATCGCATGGATACATTCTTCGGCGTTGTGAACAAGCAGCCCGAGATGTCGGGCATCTTGCTGTTCAATCAGGTTCCGTGATCTGATAGCATCGGGGGCGGGGAAACTCGCCCCCTTTCACCTTTGACAATGGGATAGTGCCATGCCGCTGACAAAAGGTTACAGCCGCAAGTCCATCGGAGAGAATATCAAGATGGAAGAGAAGTCTGGGAAGCCGCGCAAGCAGGCTATTGCCATCGCGATGAACACGGCACGCACCGCTGCCATGAAGGCAGGCAAGCCGTCGAAGGCACCGAAAGGCAAGAAGACATGACGACCATGCTTTACAAGTCTCCCGGCAAGGTCAAGCGCAGCGCAAGCGAGACGTTTGACACCTGCATCGTGGAAGACAACGAGATTGAAGCCACCATCGAGGCGGGATGGCATTACACCGTGCGCGAGGCTATCGCTGCCTCCAGTTGCCCTTCACCCGAGGCCAAGCCAAAGCGTGGCCGCCCGCGCAAATCTGAGGCTCTGTGATGGCATACACCAAGCGCGACATCGTGAACCGGGCGTTTGAAGAGATTGGCCTTGCGGGCTATGTCTATGATCTGGCCCCGCAGCAGCTTGAGGGCGCTTTGCAGCGTCTTGATGCTATGATGGCGACGTGGAACGGCAAGGGCATCCGCCTGCGCTATCCTTTGCCATCCTCAACGGCAGCCAGCGATCTTGACCAAGATATCGGCGTTCCTGATGATGCGCTTGAAGCCATGCACCTCAATCTGGCTGTGCGCATCGCGCCTGGTTATGGCAAGAGTGTTTCGCCAGACACCAAGGCAAATGCGCAGCTTGCCTATAAAGCGTTGATGTCCAGATCGACCTTCCCGGTTGAGATGCAGCTTGGCAACATGACGATCCCGTCTGGCCAAGGCAACAAAGGCTGGCGCTACTACAACGACGCATTCCTGCGTCAACCAATTGACCCGCTGACGGTTGGACCGGACAGCGCCTTGACATGGGATTGACGCGATGACCAACATCAACCAGCTTTCTTCGCTCGACACGATCCAGCTTGGCGATCTCCTCGCTGTCTGGGCCACGAATAACGGTGACACGCGCAAGGCATCAATGAGCCTGATGTTGTCGTTTATACAGGACAACCTGACGCTGCCGGGAACAACGACAACGCAATACGCAGCACCAAGCGCAACTGGTTTTTCGGTCACGGTGTCTGCTGTAGACACTTGGCTGCTGCTGATGCCAACGGCAACCTTTGCGTCTGGCACCATCGTGCTTCCATCGGCCCCGACTGACAGATCTGAGGTGAGCGTCAACTGCACGCAGATCGTCATGTCGCTGACTGTCTCGGGCGCCGGAAAAACTGTCACAGGATTGCCCACGTTCATGGCTATGGCCAACTCCTTCTTCACCATGCGGTTCGATGCAATCACGAATGCCTGGTATCGGGTCTCTTAACCAAAGGATAACAGACATGTTCCTCTATCCATCAGCAGCCAGCACGGAAAAAGAAATCGCCATTCCGCGCGGATCGTCTCTCAGTGTTGGCAGTATTGGCGACCAGCCGTCGCTGGTTCAGATCGGCGTGCAGGAGCCAACAGGTGTTGTTGAACTGCTGAACCGCGCGCAGACCTTTGGCCCCTACGCCAACGACCGCATGGCTACGATCTACAATCGCGGCGCAACGGTGGAATACGATGTTGGCACGCAGCCGAAGCTTCGCAGCTTCCCGCCTTTGGTGCTTGGCTCTCTGACGCCTGTTGCGCTGGTTGAGCCAGCGGCAACATTCATCACGCTGACATACGAAACCAACGCAGGCTTGGTCCGTCTGGTGAGCGCAGGCGCGCATGGCCTGACCGCCGCCGTGGCAGTCGGTGCAAGCGTCTATGTGACTTGGGCCACTGGCACGGGCGTCAATGGTTTCTATGAGATCACCGCGCTTGATACCGACACCACTGGCGTCAAGATCACCATCAACCGGGCATTTGTGTCTGGGCTTGGTACACCGACCGTCGCAGTCGCCTACACTGTTGTCACGCTGGCATCTGTCACGGTGCCTGGCTGGTCGATGGGCGTGGGCGGGGGCATGGAGGTTGATGCCCTGTTTACCATGACCAACAGCGCTACGGCCAAGAACCTCGGCCTGACCTACGGAGGCGGCGTCCTGATGGCTGTCAGCGCGGCAAACAATACCAGCGCCTGCGCACAGAAGCTGATGTGCAACCGTGGATCGTCTCAGATTGTCAGCAATGCGGCCAACCAAGTAGGCCACGGTCTATCAACAGCCGCCAACGTGTTTTTGACTGTTGATGCCACGGTTGACCAAGTCTTTGCGATCACCGCGCAGCCTGCCGCTGCGAACAACATCGTGAAGCTGGAAGCCTTCAAGCTGTACATCAACTTCTAAGGGGCAGTAATGCAGATCGGCATCATCAACGGGATATACACGGATGGCTCGCCCGATTTTCGGACGGGCTATCCTGTCAACCTTGTGCCTGTGCCGAAATCCACGGGCATCTCGGAAGGCTATCTTCGCCCAGCAGATGGCATCGTGAAAACAGGAGACGGCCCCGGATCAAACCGAGGCGGCTTGAACTGGGAGGGCGTGCTGTATCGCGTGATGGGCACCAAGTTGGTTACTGTCGCGCAGAACGGCACTGTCACGGTGATCGGGGACGTGGGTAGCGGTAACCGCGTGACGTTCACTTACAGCTTCGACTATCTGGCTGTCACGTCTGGCGGGCGGCTTTACCTGTATGACGGCACAACGCTGACGCAGGTAACCGACCCCGATCTGGGCACGGCTTTGACCGTTGTCTGGGTTGATGGGTACTTCATGACGACAGACGGCGAATTTTTGGTCATCACGGAATTGAACAACCCATTTGCCGTCGATCCTCTGAAGTATGGATCGTCCGAAGCTGACCCCGACCCGGTGAAGGCACTTCTAAAGCTGCGCAACGAGATCTATGCACTGAACCGCCATACCATCGAGGTGTTCGATAACACTGGCGCATCGGGCTTTCCTTTCCAGCGCGTCACTGGCGCCCAGATGCAGAAGGGATCACTCGGCACATACACTTGCTGCGTCTTTGGCGAGGCAATCGCTTTCATGGGCAGCGGCACCAACGAAAACATCTCGATCTATGTTGGCGCCAACGGCACGGTAGAAAAGATTGCCACGCGCGAGATTGAGGAGATCCTGTCAGGCTACACGGAGACGCAACTTGCTGGCACGTTCATGCAGGAGCGCACCGAGGGCGCGCATGAGTTCCTGGAAATCCATCTGCCCGATCAAACCATCGTATTTGATGCGGCAGGATCGCGGGCTGTTGGTCAGCCTGTCTGGTTTATATTGCGCACGTCTCTAGTTGGCCTTGGCCAGTGGGCTGTGTGCGATGCCATCTTTGCCTATGACAGGTGGAACGTATGCAAGCCTGCTGACACTGACGTGGGCTATCTGGACAAGAACATCGCCACGCACTGGGGCGAGACCATCGGCTGGGAGTTTGGCACGGCTATTGTGTACAACGAAGGGCGCGGTGCGATTTTCCATGAGATGGAACTGGTCAGTCTGACGGGCCGCGTGCAGCCTGGCGCTGATCCGACTGTCTGGACATCGTATTCGCTTGATGGGCTGACCTACAGCGTAGAGAAGCCTGCGCGCGTGGGCAAGCTGGGCGAATACAACAAGCGAGTGGTCTGGCTGCAGCAGGGCCACATGCGCAACTGGCGTCTGCAGAAGTTCAGAGGCACTAGCGAGGCGCAGCTTGCAATGGCACGCCTGGAGGCGCGGGTTGAGCCGCTGGCGTTCTGATGGCTGACCCGTTCACCCTTAATCGAAACCAGATCTCCCGCTTCGTTGGCAATGATCCCGATGCCATCCGCGCCATTGAACGGCTTTTCCAAGTCGCTGGCACATTGACGCCATCCGAGATTGCAACGCTGACGCAATTGATCACTGATAACGTCTATTCCACAGGATCGGCAGACAACAAGGCCGAGGTCGCTTTGGCCAACGCTACTAATGCTGAGCAGCTTGCCAATCTTGTTGCAATGCAGCCAGCCCCGCAAGATCCGCGCTTGGATCGGTTGCAAGACGTGGATGCCCCGTTCGCTGCGGCTGGCATGGTTATCATCTACGACGCCACAAGACGCGTCTGGCTGGCCAACACGATCACACCAGGCGCAAACATTTCCATAACCAACGCAGATGGCTCGATAACGATTGCTGTTTCTGGGCTTGGATCAATGGCGTTCGAGAACATCGGGGCATCGGGGTCATTCGTCGCAGGCATTCAAACAGTAACCGTCGTTGACGGCATCATCACAAGCATAGTCTAAGGAGGTCGGTATGGCAGTAACGCCCAAGGTTCTTATCCCAGCCAAGCAGGCTGAGAGTGCGCAGACCGCGCAATACACCGCCACGGCGGTCAAGGCGATCATCGACAAGTTCACGGTTACCAATACCACCGCCAGCAACGTCACGTTCTCGGTGAACCTTGTGACGGTTCTGGGCACTGTCGGGGCGAGCAACCGGATCATCGATGCCAGAACAATCGTGCCAGACGAGACCTATACCTGCCCTGAGTTGGTTGGTCATGTGCTTGAGGCTGGTGGCTTCATCTCGACGCTGGCCAGTGCAGCCACGTCGCTCACAATTCGCTGTTCAGGCCGGGAGATTTCATAATGGACGACATGATGATCGAGTTTGGTCTTTCGACCACAAAGATCGTTTCTGCATCGCAGAACCGCAAAAATCGCCAGATGGTGATTGATGAATGGCAGCTTGGTCCTGAGAAGGCTTCGGTTGAACCGAAGGCCAACAAGGAGTTCTGGGCGTCAGTCGGCAAGGCTTGGGGCATGGATGAGAAGGAAGCGCGGCGGCGGCTTTGCGCCAACTGCGAATACTTCCAGAATGACCCTATGTTTCAAGCCAAGATGGAAGCCATCCCGCTTGACAAGTTTGACATGGACGGCGGTGGTCGCGGCTATTGCGGAAAGTTTGATTTCGTCTGCCACAACCTGCGCACTTGCCAGGCGTGGGAAGAAGATGACTGAGGGCTTGGCAAAATGAAGGATTTGCGCGATACTGCCGACGCTGAGACCAACGGCATCCAGCAGCCATGTTCCGCAGAGGGCGAGTTGGTGCAGGTTAATCACGACATCGCGGTTGCGACATCGCTTGATCACATCGAGGCGATGATGCTTTCTGCACCGCAGGTTGATTGCCCGGTTTCTCATCACTTCGGACATGGCATTTACATGCGCGAGGCCTTCTTGCCTGCCGGTGCCTACATCATGGGCCACGCTCACAAACACGAACACATGAACATCATGCTGAAGGGCAAGATGGCGGTGATCGTCAACGGCGAAGCCAAGGTGATTGAAGGCCCGCATATCTTCACCGGGCAGGCTGGTCGGAAGTTCGCCTATATCATTGAGGACACCATTTTCGTAAACGCTTATGCCACGGAAGAAACCGACGTGGATAAGCTGGAAGAAATGTTTGTTGATAAAAGCGATGCGTGGAAAAGCGCGCAGGACGCGGCGCTGAACATGCAGGCAATTGACGCTGCGGTTCACAAATATCTTGGGGGATCGTTCTCATGAGTTGGATTGCAGCAGCAGTACTTGGCGGATCAGTTGTCAGCGGCATCGTGCAGTCAAAGGCTCAAAGCAAAGCCTCAACAGCACAGGTTCAGGCTGCAGACAAAGGTGTGGAAGAGCAGCGTCGCCAGTTTGACGCCATCCAGCAGCTTCTGAAGCCTTACATTGAAACAGGATCTAGCGCGTTGTCTCAGCAGGCTGCTCTTGTTGGGGCTGGTGGGGTTGATGCGCAGCGCGCAGCGATAACTGCTTTGGAGCAGGGTCCAGAGTTTCAGGCGCTGACCAGGCAGGGCGAGGAATCAATCCTGCAAAACGCATCGGCCACGGGCGGCCTTCGTGGCGGTAACGTGCAGGGCGCTCTTGCCAAGTTCCGGCCCGAAGTTTTGAGCGGTCTTATCAATCAGCAATACAGTCGCTTGGGCGGCCTTGCCAGCGCAGGGCAAGCGGCTGCAACCGGGCAGGCAGGCTTTGGCCAGCAAACCGGAGCGAACATTGCGAACCTGTATGGCCAAGTCGGCGCGGCGCAGGCTGGTAATGCGCTGGCGCAGGGCCAGACTTGGGGCAATCTGATTGGAAACGTTGGAATGCTTGCTGGGCGTGGCGCCGCTTATCAGGGATACACGCCTCAAGGAGCCACCTCGCCGCTGACATTCGGCCAGGGCATGTTCTACAACGGAGGCGCGTTCTGATGGAACCGATCAACTACATGCTCGACGTGAAAAGCCCCATCGAGCAGGCGCTGATGGGCTACGGCTTGGGCCGCCAAGACATTGAGCAAACCCAAATCATGCAAGAACGGTCGCAGGCGATGGATCTGCGTGCGGCACAGGAATCCCGTGCGGCGGCGGCGGCTGAGGAGCAACGCGCGGC